TTTCTTGCTCCATTTTGTAGTTGTACAGTCCCTATGAATAGTGGGGTACCATTCAAATCTACATCATTGCTAGTAATTCTATATTCATGGTTAGCCCCTCCTGGACCATCTGTATCTGCGGCAAATACCCTATTTAACTTTTCTCTTTTTTGAATTGTACTTAATTCTCTCATAATATAAAATCCCCCTTATTATTTAATGCCTTTATAGGCTGTTTGCAATAGGAATCCTAGATGGTTCCAAACTTGATTTTTAATTCTTTCTTTGCATATTTCAGCTCCGATTTCTTCATTGTAATTCTTAGGATCTACGCATGCAGAACTTTCTACTATTGTAAATCCATTCACTAGAGTAGCAATAACAATGGTAATCTTATCTTTTTTAGTGAATACCTCATAATCAACTATAAAATTATCAACCATCTTTTGACCTACCGAAACACCACTAGGCAAATTTGGGTTATCATCAACTTTTAGATAAGCATTTTCAAAAACCTCTTTTGGACTCCAACTTTTATATCCATCCGCATAAACAACTTTATATCCCTCTGTTTTAAATTCTAAAGGAGCATCGCTATCCCCAAGACAATAAAATTCTTCTCTACTCATAGCTTCAGCTTCAATTAACTTTGTTCCAATATACTTATTCACTTATTAAATCCTCCCTATATTTGACCACTAGCGATTCTACTTACACTAGGGTTTATTACACTTTCTTGATTAGGTTTATTCATTTGACCTGTAGGCTGCTCATCTTGAGGAGGTGCGTTGCCTTGTAGTTGTTGTAACACCATACTAGCTAATTCTGGTGGAAGTAATGAAAGTATTTGCTTAGCTAAACTCATATCTTCTTGTTGCTGCTTTTGTTCAATTTCCTTAAGCAAACTATCTTTATAAGGCATAGCAGACTTAGGACTATACTTAAGATAAGTCTGTAAATCTATATGACCACCATTAAACAAATTATCCAAAGTACTTTGTGCAAGTGATTCAGAATAAGCTCCTGCTGGTCCGATATCTATTTTTAAATTAAAGTTTATGTCTTTATAAGATGTTCCTTTAAGTTCGGTCATTGACTCGTTTCCATTTTCGTCTTTTACAATAACTTTTCTAGATATATTATACTTAGCTTTCCAAAACTCCTCCCAAACTCTTCCGACATCTTCCATAGCTCTATAAAATCTTTTCTTTATAGATTCTATAGGGACACCAGAAGCTTTTTGAAGAAGCATAATAGCACTAGCAGCCATATTTTTATTATCAAGTTGCCCAGTAGCCGTATCAGTAGCTCCAGCAAAAGTTTTAGTTATATCTATAAACTTATCAACCAAAGTTAACGTCATAGGGTCAAAGGATGCAGTATTCATATACTTTATACCATCACCTTGAAGGCTGTAGTCCTTAATTATTTCACCAGGAGCATTAGTAATTTGTTGTTTCAACGCCCCTTCTTTTACAAGTAGCTTCGGCCAACCAACATTCTGAGAGGATAAAAGCATCATTGCAAGCAAGAAGTTTATCCCATTTTGATTAGGAATAAGCCCATCAACATCACTAATGCCGTGGATTGATTTTTTCTTAATATCCCAACTCATAGTTACTATCGGATAAAGTCTCATGCCAGTACTAGTTTCAGGCTGAATAACGATATTATTACAAACCTTCTTAAAGTAAACAAATCCATCACTTTTCCTAATATATTGCGTGATTACAGTAGCTTTATCGGTATCTTGTACCTCATTTTTTGCGCTATCATAATCATTTTGAGTATCCCTATCTCCTTGAAGTCTTGTTATATACTCTATTGGAACCTTATTTTTCTTGGCTAATTCCTTTATATTGTCAAGCAAATCTCTTGAGGTTATTAAAATATAAGGTTGCTTCTGAACTCTCATTTGTTGAGGATTACCAAAGAATAAATTAATAGGATCTATGAATTCTCCTTGAATATCTCCAACCCATGGGTTACTTACACCGCCCTTAATGTCATTATCCCAATAATAATGAAATGCTCCAGTACCAATAATAGCAGCACTTTGCAACATTTCTTCATTGAGCATATCTTGCTGAATATTCTCCCATACAGTTTCACTATATTTAGAGAACTTATCAGCACCCTCTACAGCTAAATCTATTTTAGGGTCAACACCTTTTTCTTCAACTTCTTGAGAAGTAAAGACCATCTTCACATTTTCATTAACAACACTAGAAACCTTATGATTGACTATATACTTAACGATATTAAATACTGGTCTAGGTAGATTTTTAGTTCTAGGAGTTACCTTCGGCCACTGGTCACCTTCATAAAATCTTTGAAACAAAGGCCACTTGTTAAGATAATCATTAGCATTAAAGTAATTTATACCTTCTTGTCGTTTCTTCTCTATACCCTTGTCTACCCACTTGTCATCGTTCAAGCTAACACCTCCTTAAACACCATAACGCCACTCATTAAATATCTCTGTGGCTTCGTCAATCTTTTCATTTGCAATTCCTGTCTCTATCTTCTCTTTTCGGGTATCTAAAACCTTCTCCAAGGCGTTTTTATCTTCGGTTGGTGCAATATTATTCCGCAATTCGTAACCATGTTTTAAGCCCTCTCTATATGCCCTAGATACAAAATAGCCAACTATAACCATAGAGATAGGAATGCACGCTATTATTGCTAGTACCATTTCATATACACGTCTCCTTCGTCCTCATATTCCCTCATGAAAGGGTCAAACTCTTTATTCTTAGGCTTTTCCTCTTCATATATAGGCAAACTCTTACAGTATTCAGCTAATCCTGTTAAACTATCAGCTGCATCATCGTGCTTATTCTTACCCATTTTCATATAACTTGTTAACTGTCTCATAAATTTATCATAGTCACTACCTGGTTCATAATCCTCTCTAAAATAAAAATGCTCTTTTATATATCCAGCACTCATAAGAATACGAGTTTCCTTATTTTGAGTAGTTGTTATAAGATTTATAGTGCAATGACTTCTATTGCTTACCAAATCTCTTACATTCCTTGCGAAAGCTCCACCACCATTATTAGTTTCAATAGTCATAATCTCGCATTTAGTATCAATTATCTGTCTAGCAACCAAAGGTTCTGTTATTTCAACACCATCTTGCGTAAATACAACATTGGTTATGTATGTATCTGCTCTATGTTTTTCTCCTATTGGACTAGATAGAAAATCCGAACCCTTATCAGCAGTATCAGTAAAGCCTATAACTGCATCTGCTTTCTTAGTTTTTATCTCAGACATTCTAAATCTCTTAAGCTCATTTACTGGGAATAGCAGCCCTTTACTCTCTACTGGTCTTTGCATAAACTCAGCTTCCCATATAAAATCTTCAGTAACTTTTCTAATATCGTGATACTGAGCAGTAGTTTTTATTTCTTCACAGAAAGTTTCTCCATTTTCATCTAATGCAGATATATTAATTACTACAAACTCAGGGTCATAAAATTGAGAATAAGGATCTGTTAACCTTCCTATAGGGTCTTTCTTAGTCCATCTAGTAGCAATATGGATATTAGCACAATCATTCTCTAAACGTGACAAATGAGTAGATGTGTACCAGTTCCATATTGATTCCACTACAGTCTCTGAGAGAGCTTCTTCTATGTTCTTTATAGGATCATCCAGTATAGCAAGTCTATTACAACCAAAACCAGTTATAGGACCACCGACACCAGCACAAAAGTAATTGACTTGACTATTACTGTTTAAACTCCAACCATCTACAGCAGCATTATTGCTATTTATACGAACACTAGGGAATATCTCTCTGTACTTATCGGAACCGATAATAAATCCGTCCCTTATATCCTTACTGAACTTTTCAGCAAGCTTAGCGGCATAAGAATTTCTCATTATACTTGAATCATTCTCATTACCAAATACCCATGCGCAGAATAAGCTTATGATATAAGACTTCCCTGCTCTAGGTGGAAGTGATATAGCTAACTTCTTTATCTTATTTTCAAAGACCAATTGAAGAGCATTAGCAATTTTTTTCAAGTGAGGTTTACCAGGAGTAAAAAACTTAGGATCCATGTAAACACAAAACTCATAAAAATCTCTTCTAATAAGTTCCTTTTTAAGCTCTTTTTCTATTAACATTTTATTCACATTTACCATAAAGCCACCCTTTTGCATTAGATAAATAAAAAACTTGCAAATTAAAGCCTATTTTCATTGAAAAACAAGCCAATTTGCAAGTTTGTAATTATGTCTAATGAAATCCATGTCGCTAAATCACAATTTAACGACATGTTTAAAATTCTTCTTCATTTTCTTCTTTTTTATTAAGCATTTCCTTAATCTCTTCAATAGACAAATCTTTTAAAGGATTATTTATACTGCCCGTATGTTCTATCTTAGTTTCTTGCTTATCAACATAAGCTCCAGCCATTGTTAAAAGCATCTTTCTATCTTGAGCGTTTTTAGCATTACCTACAGCATATTTATAAGAAGCATTAATAAGATCTGCTACTTTACTGGAGACTAAATCTAATGAAAGCTTATTTAGTACTCTCACAAAATCATCATTACTCATTGCTCTGTACCATGTATTTTTTGCAACATTAGCTGCTGCACACTTATCTTGTAAAGTTCTATCATGGAAAGAAGGATCTAGAGCCACTTCAAGTATTCTTGTCTCTGTAGGGGATAATCTATGCTCGTTCAGTAATTCCTCATATTTGTTACCCATATTAATACCTCCTTATAGGTTTTTTACATCAAAAAAGCACTCAAATTTAATTGAATGCCCTTTGTTTTTATCTATGATACTATAATATCACCTTATTTAACTTAAAAATTGATAAGAAATTGACCCAAAATTGATTAAAAGTTGATAGTTTTTATGTGTTTTTGAGTAAAAATAGCTTAATTTTAATGAAAAATGCTTCAAAAGTGTTAACTTTTATTTTCTTGGTAACATTAAATAAATGGCTCTATTACTAGCTTTGAATGTACTTATATAAAAGTGGTAACATTAGCGGTAACATTTCAATGATACCTCTGAACCCTTGATATTATCTAG